TGGGTTAGCTTCTGCCATACCCTTACGCACGAACTCTTTGAACTTCTTGTCAGATGCAGACTTACATTCCCACAACATAGGGTATGAGAGGTGTACTGGACCGCTACATATTACACCGTCAATATGTCCACGGACTTCACCATTGGCAGTCTCAAAACCAAATTGTTCGCCTTGCTTGTCCTCTGTGCGTAAGTCGAACCCTGCTGATTGTATCCACCCTGCCGCTTGATATTCTATGTTATGTCCGAACTCAAATATTCTTAATGTCTTAGCAGTGAACTCTTTCTCTTTATCTGGTTCCACTCCCATAAAGCGGTATTGTATCTTCCGAACACAATCATCACCTAGAGAAGAACCCCCGATATAGTTTCTTTTCGGCATTTTTTTATTTTTAGCAACGATAGCTTCATCAATAGTTTTATGAAACTCTTCTACTACCTCAGAACGGAATCCCTGCTGACGGAGGCCAGTGACCGCCTGACCACTTAACGTGTTCAAGTTCAAGATTTTCGATGTCTTTGTGACCATATGTTATGCTCCTCGCCTCTTGTACAATAAATATTAATGCTCTCATTTGTTCTTCAGTTAATTCAGACAACTTCGTATCCCAACCGACATTGCTACAAAAGTTCGCAAATGCAGGTATAGCTTCTATAACTCCACTGTCTGTTTTTGGATTAAACTTCAATGATATGTCTCCCCATCTGAATTATATATGTCTGCTAATTCTTTAGATGTTATAGCATAAGCCCTTAATTTATTTCCGTGCTTGACTATAACCTCTGCAAAAATAAAGTATGAATCTTCTTTTTCTTCTTCTCTCTCAATAATAGAATAAATTTTTTCCCTTAACTTCTCTTGCATATCTTTTACGGCATTAACGCTAGAATCAATCTTAGCAATAGTTTTAATATCACGTTCAAATAAGTCTCTAAGTTGAGACATCATTTGCATCTTTATATGTATTTCAACTCTTTCCATCCGACTCTCCTAACAAAGCACCATAGCCACATATATCTATAGCACTATCCTCATGTTTAGGACTGTGGATAAGTCGGCCTAATTTAACTGCTATCATACACTGATATACTTGATCTGCTGTTATTTCTTTTTGTAATATAACAGACCATAATCTCGCTATATTACTATGATTTTCATAAGCTTCGCCATAATCCTTATGACGATCACCATTAATTTTACTTTTTGCTTTTTTCAAAACTTCATTACGCTGCATTATCATATCCATTTGTTACAACAATATTATCAATAGCCTGATTATTCCAATGATAATTTAGCCAACAAGCGGCTTTATATTTATTCCATGAAAAATCAAACTGTTCTACTACCATTCCATATCTAGCTAAATGCTCTCTTTGCTTATCCGATATAAGTTCGTTTAACCAACGCTTGCTTTTGTTAGCTCCGTTAGATGTTTCTATATTTCGTAGAAAATCATCTGCAGATGCAATAGCTTGTACCTTAGTACCAATGGCAACGGTTTTAGGCTTTCCATTCTTTTGCTTAACCATAGCAATAGAATTGTCGCCAACTGTAGCAATGATACCAAAACCATTAAACCCAGAAGCCATAAGCATCTTTCCATTACCCATCATGTCCATCCAACGGAAAGGAGAACTGTCGAATACATCAATCTCTGTCATTACAAAACGTGACATTTCAGAGTTTTCATCCATTCTTTCAAATACATGACCACAGATAGGACACTCTTTTACACTAAGAGGAACTACTGAATCACATTCTGGACATACTTTTGTAGGGGCATCACCACCTGTCTCTTTATCTTTACCATCTAAATTAACTGATTCGTCAATAGAACCGTGCGTGAGCAGACTGTAACCAAAGTCAAGAACGACACAATCTTTCTTCACAACACCTGGATATAGTTCTGGGTCTATTGTTCGTAACCCTCTACCAATCATCTGTACCATTGTAGACTTATAAGAACATGGCCTCATAAGCACGATACAGGACACAGGAGGGGCATCAAATCCTTCGGTAAGCACTGCTACATTCACAACGACTTGTACATCTCCATGCTCTAAATTTTCGAGTATTTGCCTTCTTTCTTCTTTAGGGGTATCTCCTGTCACCATTTCTGCAAGAATACCCTCTTCTATAAAAGCTTTATGTACATCTTCTGCGTGTGCAATAGTTGAACAAAAGATAACTGTTTTTCTGTCAGAAGCTTTATCTTGCCATTCTTCAACTACCTTCTGATTAATAACTCTTTTATTCATAATCGCTTCAACCTGACCCATATCGAAATCATCAGCAGTCTTACGAACATGACTTAATTCATCTTGAACCCCGACATCAATAACAAATGTTTTTGGTGGTACTAAAAATCCTTCACGAATAAGTGTAGCTACCTCAATCTGGTGACAACAATTATCAAATACATCTCTTAAACCTTTACCATCACCACGATTAGGTGTAGCCGTAAAACCTACAATCTCTGCTTTTTCGTTGTCGGTTCTAACTTTATTAATAACTTTCTTATAAGTACGAGCAGCAGAATGATGGCTCTCATCAATAACAAGCATATCAAATGGCTTCATTTTATCTAAATTATTGTCTCTGGATAATGTTTGAACCATGCTGAACACGACATTACCTGTAAAATCTTTTTGTGAACCATCAACTATAGAGGTAGATATAGATGGGTTCACATTGTTAAACTTTATACTGTTCTGTGAAACAAGTTCATCTCTGTGTTGTAACACAAGCACATTCTTATTTTTCTTATGTCTTTCGCCAATTAGTGCAGAGAGCATAATCGTCTTTCCTGCACCTGTAGGAGCGACCACAATCGTATTAGAATGTTCATTTAATGCTTTATTTGCTGAACTAACAGCGACCTCTTGATAGGGTCGTAAAATCATAGTAACCTCTTATGTTATGGTGGGGGGTTTAACGGCCCACTCCCCCCTGTAGTGGTATGCAACTAGAGTCTATGGAGACTTGCC